GTGGCCTAAACCCAGTGTAGTTACACGGGCAATGGTAGTGCGGATGGTCCGTTTATATACACTGGGTTTAGGCCACGGTGGATAATGATTAAACGTACGGATGCAACACTGAGTTGGGGTATTTTTGATACCTCTAGAAACGCATTCAATGTAGTTGATTTGCAGTTGTACGCCAATCTACCAGTAGCAGATAATGTTTTTACAACTATGGACATATTAAGCAATGGGTTTAAGAGCCGCTCTGCTACAGAGTACAACACCTCCGGTGGCACATATATCTACGCAGCCTTCGCCGAGAATCCGCTGAAGTACGCAAACGCAAGATAACCGTACTGGTGCGGCTCACCAGGGAATCGAAGGATTCACACAATGTCTGAAGAAGTACTAGCGGAAGTACCCGCGCCGGAACAGGAAGCCACGGCGGCACCTGAACCCGTAGAAGCACAGCCGGTAAAGGCGTTCACTCAAGAAGAGTTGGATGCCGCGATAGGAAAGAGGCTCGCACGCGAGCAACGAAAGTGGGAACGAGAGCGGGTAGTTGCTGCCCCTGTCGTCGCTGCTGATCCCAGACCAGAGCAGTTTGACTCGACTGAATCCTACGCCGATGCGTTGGCGATGAAGAAGGCCGAGCAGCTACTCTACGAACGGGATGTGCAGCGCCAGCAGACAGAAGTTCTCGGTGCTTATCACGACAGGGAAGAAGAGGCACGGAACAAGTACGATGACTTTGAACAGGTCGCGTACAATCCAAGCCTCAAGATCACGACCGTGATGGCACAGACGATCCAATCGTCGGATATTGGTCCTGATGTAGCCTACTACCTCGGTGCCAACCCGAAAGAAGCAGATCGTATTTCCCGCTTGGCGCCTTATGTGCAAGCCAAAGAGATCGGACGTATCGAGGCCAAACTGGCCTCGGAACCGATGGTCAAAAAGACTTCTAGTGCTCCCCCGCCTTTTACGCCTGTCACGGCCAGCAGCAAGGGCGCATCGACCTACGATACAACTGATCCCCGCTCCATCAAGTCGATGAGCACTTCAGAATGGATCGCAGCCGACCGCGCTCGACAGGTGAAGAAGATGGAAGCTCGCCTCCGCTAATTTTTTAAGGATTCAAAGTGGCTAACAGCATTCTTACCATTGACATGATCACCAGGAAGGCTCTCGAAATTCTCGAGAACAACCTGGTGCTCACCCGCAACGTCAACCGCCAATACGACGACTCGTTCGCCGTTGAAGGTGCAAAGATCGGCTCCACCCTGCGCATTCGTCTGCCCGACCGCGCTCTGGTGACCGATGGTGCCGCCCTGCAAGTTCAGGACGACAACGAGCAGTACACCACGCTGACGGTCGCAAGCCAGAAGCACATTGGTGTCAACTTCACCTCTGCTGAACTGACCATGCAGTTGGACGACTTTGCGGAACGGGTTCTCAAACCTCGTATCTCGCAGTTGGCCTCCAGCATCGATGCCGATGTCGCCAACTCCTACAAGTCGATCTTCTCGACTGTTGGTACGCCTGGCACCACGCCGTCCACCTCGCTGGTTCTGCTGCAAGGCAACCAGAAGCTGAACGAGTACGCTGCTCCGATGAACGATCGCTACGCGACGGTGAACCCCGCCGCCAATGCGAACTTGGTCGAGGGCATGAAGGGCTTCTTCAACCCAACGTCTACTATCAGCCGGCAGTTCACAGCAGGCATGATGGGCACTGGCGTTCTGGGCTACGACGAAGTCAACATGTCGCAGTCGATTGGGAACCACACCACTGGGTCACGTTCTACGTCGGACACTATCCTGGTGAACGGCGCTATCAGCACCCAAGGTCAAGCCACCATCAGCATTGACGGCGGCACCGGGTCGGCTACGGTCACTGTCGGCGATGTGTTTACTGTTGCTGGCGTGTACTCGGTCAACCCGCAAACCCGTCAATCCACCGGCAGTTTGCAGCAATTTGTTGTGACGGCGGCCAACACGGCATCGTCCGGCGCTTGGACTAGCATCGCGGTTTCCCCCGCGATGTACACATCCAGCAACGCTCTGGCAACGATTGATGCGTTCCCAGCGGATAACGCGGTAGTCACTTTTGTCGGCGCAGCCTCCACGGGCTACCCGCAGAATCTGATTTATCAGAAGAATGCGATCACATTCGCAACGGCTGACCTCTTGCTGCCGCAGGGCGTGGACATGGCTTCGCGCCAGGTCCATAACGGCATCTCGATGCGTATTGTTCGTCAGTACGACATCAACAATGACCGTATGCCTTGTCGTATCGACGTTCTGTACGGGTACAGCGTCATCCGTCCGCAAATGGCCGTGCGCCTCTGGGGTTGAACATGAGTTACGTTCTTGGCAATCTGGTCAAACAGTCCGTCATTAGCGTAACCTTGTCGCCTGCTTCTGTGGCAATCAACACCACAGCAGAACAGACGTTCACGGTTAACGGTCTTCTCGCTGGAGATTTTGTGACCTGCAACAAGCCTACCGCGCAAGCGGGGTTGGGCATTGTGGGTTGCAGGGTCTCTGCGGCGAACACCCTCGCGATTACGTTCAGCAACAACACGGCGGGTGCTATCACTCCGACCGCAGCCCAGGTCTATCTGATCCTGGTGACGCGGCCTGATAGAACGATCACTGACGGCAACATCTAAAGGAAATTATCATGGCTCTCCCTAATGGTTCTGGCGGTTACCAACTCGGTGACGGCAACACTGGCGAAATTCTGTTTGTTGCGCAACCCACGCCAACTTCAATTGCTGCCGGCAACGCTACGTTGACTGCGGCTCAGTTGGCGACTAGGATTCTTCTTGGCTCGCCAGGCACCAGCGCAGCAGCGTACACGCTGCCGACTGCTGCTCTGACGGACGCTGCGTTCCCAAGCATGCCCAACAACTCGTCTTTTGACTTCACCGTGATCAACGTTGATGGCTCAAGCTCCGGCGTCATCACGATGACCGCCGGTACGGGTTGGACGATTGGCACTTCTGGGTCGCAAGGCCTTATGACTGTGGCTGCTACCGCAGGCACCTCAATTAGCTTCCGCGCTCGCAAAACGGGCGATGCTACTTGGGCGTTGTACCGCCTCTAATCAAGGCACTCCCCTCCTGTGCTCACAAGGCGCAGGAGGGCCAAATTCTAGGGGCGATCTGTGGTAATCTATCTGAAGCACCCTGTACACGGCACCAAGGTTGCTATGGCAGAACTTGAGGCCGAGCAAGACGAAAAGAACGGCTGGGTAAGGTATACTCCGGGCGAGCAGGCACCAGTGAATGAACTGAGGCGCCGACGCAAGGAGTCTGAATGACCACCACTGCCGGGGACCAGATCAACGGGGCGCTGCGCCTGATCGGCCAACTTGCCGAGGGTGAGACGCCTTCCGCTGCTACGTCCCAGGACGCGCTCACAGCCATGAATCAGATGATCGATTCATGGAGCATCGAGCGTCTGGCGGTGTTCAGCACCCAAGATCAGGTGTTCATGTGGCCCCCCGGCGCTATCAGCCGCACGCTTGGCCCGACCGGCGACTTTGTCGGCAACCGGCCAGTACTGCTAGACGATTCGACGTACTTTCGCGATCCCGCGAACAACATCTCGTTTGGCATCAAGATTCTCAACCAGCAGCAGTACAACGGTATTGCGGTAAAGACCGTGACCAGCACCTACCCACAGGTGATCTGGGTCAACATGACCTACCCCGACATCGAGATGTACATCTACCCGGTGCCGACCAAAGTGCTGGAGTGGCACTTCGTCTCAGTATCTGAGTTGACCCAACCGGCCACGCTGGCGACGGTGTTGTCCTTCCCGCCAGGCTACCTGCGGGCGTTCCGGTACTGCCTGGCCTGTGAGATCGCTGCTGAGTTTGGTGTCGAGCCGTCGCCGCAAGTCTCGCGGATCGCCATGACATCCAAGCGCAACCTGAAGCGCATCAACAACCCGGATGACATCATGTCGCTGCCGTACAGCATCGTGGGTACTCGGCAACGCTACAATATTTTCGCTGGCAATTACTAAGTGAAAACCCCCATTCTAGGGCAGTCATACGTTGCCCGCAGCATCAACGCTGCGGACAACAGGCTCGTCAACCTGTTCCCCGAAGCCATCCCCGATGGCGGCAAGGAAGCCGGGTTCCTGAACCGCGCCCCAGGATTGCAGTTCCTCCAGACGGTCGGCACTGGACCTATCCGGGGCTTGTGGGCGCACCAGACCAACGGGTCGGACTTCTACGTCGTCTCGGGCATCCAAGTTTTCAAGCTCACCAGCACCAGCGCAACTCCTCAGTTGCTGGGCACCGTGTCGGGCACTGGCCCAGTGTCCATCGCGGACAACGGCGCCACCATATTTTTCGCCTGCAACGGCCCGAGCTACACCTACTTTGAGCCAACGGGCGAGTTCAACCAGATCACGGATGAAAACTTCCCCGGAGCTGTCACTGTTGCGTACATCGACAATCTGTTTGTCTTCAACGAGCCGAATAGCCAACGGATCTACAGCGTTGATACCATACTTTTTAACCCGCCAAACCCCCCGCAATACATCTACCCGCTGGTTTTTAGTTCAACTGACTTCTCCAGCGCCGATGGCTCGCCTGACGGTGTGGTGGCGATCAACGTAGACCACCGGCAGATGTGGGTGTTTGGTACTGACTCGGTCGAGGTCTGGTACAACGCCGGCTTGGCAAACTTCCCGTTGACGCCTGTCCAGGGCGCGTTCAACGAGATTGGTTGTGCGGCCCCCTACTCGGTCGCCAAGCTCGACAACGCGCTGTTCTGGCTGGGCACTGATGCTCGCGGGCAGGGCATTGTCTACAAGAACAACGGCTACAGCGGCGTCAGGGTCTCGACCCACGCCATCGAGTACGCCATTGCTCAGTACGGCAACATCTCCGACGCAGTAGCCTACACCTACCAGCAAGAGGGCCACGCCTTCTATGTCTTGAACTTCCCGTCAGCCAGCAAGACCTGGGTCTACGATGTGTCGGTGCAAGCCTGGCACGAACGCGCCAGCGGCAACGAGGGCCAGTACCGGCACAGGTCAAACTGCCAGTGCAACTTCGGTGGCACGATCATCGTCGGCGACTTTGAGAACGGCAACATCTACGCCTTTGATCTGGATGTCTACGCCGACAACGGTCAGATTCAGCGGTGGTTGCGGTCATGGCGGGCGCTGCCAACCGGCCAGAACAACCTGAAACGCACGGCCCACCACTCGCTGCAACTCGACGCCGAGTCTGGCGTCGGGCTGAACGGGATCGATCCTTTTGCGCCGCTGAAGAATCTGCTGGCTGAAGGGTTCCCGTTTCTGGCCACAGAGTTGGACGATGACATAGCCACCGAGACCGGCGTTGGGCTTCTGGCTGTCACGCCGATCACTACGTCTGACGACTTGCTGACCGAGTCGGGCGAGGACATCCTCGTGTCTGTAGCTACGGTGCAAGGCGTCAACCCACAAGCCATGCTGCGCTGGTCAGACGATGGTGGCCACACCTGGTCGAACGAGCACTGGCGCTCGATGGGCGCTATCGGTCAGTACGGCTACCGCACTATCTGGCGGCGGCTGGGCATGACCGAGAAGCTCCGCGACCGGGTCTACGAGGTCTCAGGCACTGACCCGGTAAAGATCGCCATCATGGGCGCTGAACTGTTCATCACCCCGACCAATGCTTAATCTCACCCAAGTCCCGGCGCCGCGTGTGCCCCTTGTTGACAGCAACACAGGCTTGGTGTCGACGGAGTGGTTTCGGTTCTTCAATGGGCTGTACGCGGTTGTCGGCGAAAACCAGAACACCCTTCAGCCAGTCAACGGCGGCACGGGTCTGTCGGCCACTCCCACGAACGGCCAGTTGCTCATTGGCAACGCTGTTGGGTACACACTCAACACACTGACACCAGGTGCTGGCATCAGCATCACCAACGGCGCTGGCAGCATCACGCTTGCCAACGCGGGCGTGTCGTCCTGGTCTGGCGGCACTACTGGCCTGACCCCAGCCACGCCGGCCACTGGCAATGTCATCTTGTCGGGCCTGCTCAACGTCGCAAGCGGCGGCACAGGGCAGAGCAACTACACCAACGGTCAACTGCTGATTGGCAACACCGCCGGCAACACGCTGGGCAAAGCAACGTTGACCGCAGGCAGCGGGATTGCAATCACCAATGGCGCTGCTTCGGTTACCATCGCATCAGACAAAGCCTACGGTTCGTTTTACGATACCACGACCCAATCTGGCGTAGCCCTTACTGCCACAGCGATTACGTTCAACTCGACAGATTTATCGTATAACATAGCTATTGGGACGCCAACGTCTAGAATTGTTGTAACTCGCGCAGGCATTTACAACTTACAATTTAGCGCGCAGATATCAAACCCTACTGCTTCAATTGACGATGTAACTATATGGATTCGGCAGAATGGCGTTAATATAGCCGACTCTGCTGGTATTGTTGGTACTCCAGAAAAACACGGCGCAATCAATGGGCATACGGTCATTGGTTGGAACTACATTCTGCAAGCTGCCGCCAACGATTATTTTGAGTTGTATTGGATTACCGACAACGGTACGACTCAAATCTTGACCTATCCGGCATCCGCATCGCATCCGCAAGCGCCGTCGATGATTCTGACCGTACAACAGGTATAACATGAGCACAATCCTCTCCCCAGCCCCAAAGCTGCAATTCTTCACCGAAGGCGGCATTCCGTTGGCCGGGGGGAAGCTCTACTCCTACGCTGCTGGCACCACCACGCCGCTGGCAACGTACACCACATCGTCTGGCATCCAGAACAACACCAACCCAATCATCCTCGATAGCCGGGGCGAAGCGGCGGTGTGGCTGGGCGCGGCCTCGTACAAGCTCACGCTGACCGACTCCAACGATGTAGAAATTTGGACTGTTGACAACATCACCACGCAAGACGCCATGAACGCTTTGACCGCGTTTGAGGCCAGTCTTGCCAGTTCCCAAGGCTCATCGCTTGTTGGCTACGCCCCTGCGTCTGGCCCGCCAAACCGCACGGTGCAGGCCAAGCTGCGTGATGTGGTCAGCATCAAAGACTTTGGCGCTGTCGGTGACGGCACTACGGACGACACCACCGCGCTGCAAGCGGCCATTGCCTACTGCGAGAACGCTACTCAGTACGGTGGGCGAGCGCTGTACCTCCCCGGCGGTCGGTACAAGATCAGCGGCGCGCTGACTCTCAGCAAAGAGTTCATCACAATCTTTGGCGATGGCGCTTGGGAGTCCCAGATTTACGCTGTTGGCCTAGCCACCAGCGCGTTGGCTACGGCCAACATGCAGTACCTGCGCCCGTTTCTCCGTGACTTTGGCATTGTCAACACCGGCACCGGCAAGGGCATCGACTTTGGCAACATCACGGGCCAAGTCTATTTAGGTGAGTTGAAGAACCTCTACATTGAGTCGGGCGACGATGGGTTCTACGCCCCGCACTTCTTCTCGATGGTGGTGATGAACGTGTCGTCGCTCAGTCGGACGGGCCACTCGTTCCGCGTTGCCTGCGGGCCTGGCGTCAACTGGATTGGCTGCTACGCGCTAGAGTGCGGGCTAGGCAAAGCAGGCTACAGGCTGCGCGGCGGCATTCTGATGAATGCCTGCAACGGGCTAAACGAAGGTGACTTCTGGGGCGTCTTTGGCAGCAACCCGTCGAACCTTGACGGGTTCCAAAACGATTTTGATGACAACGATTTTCCTGACATCACGTTGCTCAACTGCAACCTTGAACGTTGGGGCAGTCTGACCACCGGCGGCGAGGCGGTTCGCGTGGTCAACACCTATCGAAACTTCACGTTCATGGGCGGAAAGATTGACCGGTTCGATTTGGCGACCAATTACTCTGCCATTATCAACTGCTTCACCGGGTCCAACGGCGGCACCGAGCCTGTGCGTCTAGGCATAGGGGCGTTGTTCCTTGGGGGCGGCACACCATCGTTGGCAAACTTGTATTCGTCCGGGCAAGCATCCTACTTCGACACCAACGACCAGTTCTACGTTAGCGGCATCACCTCGTTCAAGCAAAGTGCCACGATCTACCCAATTCTTCGACAGTGGGTGGCCGGCGACATCTACGGCGACAACGCCCACTACTTTAGCGCCATTTCGCCCCGACGCAATAGCGTGCAGATGGTGCGGTACGCCGAGCCGGCAGCGTTGACGCCAGTTGGAGCGGGGCAAGCAATCGTGGTCACTGGATACACCAAGGTGGTGGTGACCCCGGCAGCAGCGGCCAGCATTACAACGGCGACGTTCGACGCCACGCCCAACACCGTCTCAGACTTTGGGCGCAACGGCGATCTGCTTATCGAGGCCGGCAACGCCAACTTGACAATCATTTATTCTGCATCTGGCGCCAACACGTTTAGGCTGGCTGGCGGCGTCAGCTTGGCGCTGGCAGCAGGGCAGGTGGTGCGTTTCTGTCTATCCGACACCGGCGGCAACTGGTGGCAAGTCTAAAAAGGACCAATCATGGCTGGCGTTAAAATTTCAAATCTGCCCGTTGTAGCGGTCACACCGCTGACGGGCGCCGAGCTTCTTGCTGTAGTTCAAGGAGGCGTCACCTCGCAGACTACGGTGGCGCAGTTGTTTGACTACGTTGAGCCAAACTTGTACTTGTACGAGAACTTGGCGGTGGTCTCCACCGACTACACCATCAGCACCAACTACAACGCAATGAGCGCCGGACCCATTACGATCAATTCCGGCGTATCGATCACCGTCCCCACTGGCTCCTCTTACTCTGTTGTCTAAGGAAAAATCATGACCGTAACTATCAATGGCGCAGGCACCATCACCGGCCTGACCTCGGCTGATGTGCCGCAAGTCAATGTCACCACCAAACTTCTTGTTGGTGGGCCGACTACCAGCGCAGGCGCTCAAGGTGTTCAAGTCTACGGGTTGGCATCTGCTGGCGCGGCAAATATTCTGCAACGGGCGTATTCGGACACTACCAACGGCGCGCAGCTTTTGATGCTCAAGACTCGCGGGACAACTGCTACGTCTACCACTGCGGTGCAAAGCGGCGACACTCTTGGAGCAGTAACTTTCCTAGGCGCAGACGGAACGTCCAACCAAGCGTTTGGCGCCTTTACCGGTTTTGTTGACGGCGCTGTTTCAACGGGCACCGTCCCTACGGCAGTCTCAATCACCACGGGCACCACTTCCGGCACCGAGCGGATGCGCATCACCAGCGCCGGCCTGATGGGCATTGGTACAGGCACCCCGGCATCTAGCGCCATTGTGGATGTCACCTCGACGACACTGGGCTTCAAGTTCCCGGTGATGACCACCACGCAGAAGAACGCCATTGTCAGCCCTGTTGCTGGCCTAGTGATCTTTGATTCGACGCTCGCCAAACTGTGCGTCTACTCTGGCTCGGCCTGGCAGACCATCACCTCGGTATGAAAACCCCCGCTTGGCAGCGCAAGGAAGGCAAGAACCCCGAGGGCGGCTTGAACGCCAAGGGACGCGCCTCGTACAACAAGGCCAACCCCGGCAAGCCTGGGTTGAAGCCACCGCAGCCCGAGGGTGGGGCTCGCAAGGACTCGTTCTGCGCCCGGATGGGCGGCGTGCCGGGTCCGATGAAGGACGCCAAGGGCGAACCTACCCGCAAGGCGCTGGCGCTGAAGAAGTGGAAATGCTGACATGAAGGTGACCTACGGTCCAGAGTTCTTTGCCATTGCGAAGAACACTCCGTCGAAAGTCAAGTTTCGACAGAACATTCTGACCGTACAGGAAGGGATGCAGAAGATGATCGCTGACGGCGACATGCCGGATCGGTTGCCTGACTGCACCCTAACGCACACTTTCTCGCCCATGCATGAAGAGTACGGGTGCCGGACCTACGCCAGACAGATGTTCATCCCGCAAGGGACGCTGATTATCGGGAAGATTCACCGGCACCAGCACCTGAACTTCATCATGCAGGGTAAGGTGTCGGTCAGCACTGAGTTTGGCAAAAAGTACTTTGAAGCGCCCTGCACCTTTGTCTCTGAAGAGGGACTGAAGCGAGCGGTGTACGCGGAAGAAGACACGATCTGGGTGACGGTGCATATGACCAAGCACTCGGAGCTAGACGCGATAGAATCAGAACTCATCTCGCCAACATACGATGAGATGGGCCTTCTGGGCGACATAACGGAAAAGGTGGCAGCATGACTTTCGGCATCACTGCTGGACAAGCATTTATAGGCGGCAGCGCCCTCTTGGGCGGTCTGATCTCAAGCAGCGGTGCTCAGAGCGCCGCAGGCACTCAGGCCGCTGCTGCTGATCGTTCTGCTGCTCTCCAGAAGGAGATGTTTGACGAACAGAAGCGTCTCTCAGAACCGTATCGCCAGGCTGGCCTGACGGGTCAGAACCGGCTGATGGAACTGCTGGGGCTAGGCGGTAACACTGGTGCAGCGGGGTACGGTCAGTACGCTCGCGACTTCGGTATGCAGGACTTCCAGCAAGACCCCGGCTATCAATTTAGGCTGGGCGAGGGTCTCAAGGCGATGAGCCGCCAAGCAGGTGCTAGGGGTGGACTGATCTCTGGCCAGACCATGAAGGGTCTAGAGGACTACCGGCAGGCATCGGCATCGCAAGAGTACGGCAACGCCTTCAATCGCTACCAGACCAACCGCGCCAACCAACTCCAACCGCTTGGCAGCTTGATGTCGTCTGGCCAAGCAGCAGCGGCGGGCCAAGCCGCTCAAGCAGGCCAGTACGGCACCAACGTGGGCAACCTGATGGGTCAAGCGGGCCAGTCGATGGCGGCGGGGCAGATGGGCGCAGCCAACACAATGGGCAACGCGCTGGCTTCAATGGGCAGCATGTACCAGCAGCAGCAACAGCAGAACCAGAATCAGGCCAACTTCAACACGTTGTTTGGTAACCGGGGCGGCGGTGTATCGTACATGAACGATCCGTCATCCTCCTTCGCTTACTACCCAGGTGGAGTTGTCTAATGGCTGATCTGAACGCTCTCATCGCCCAAGGCGCCCAGTTCCGCGTCCCGCCCCCGGTAGATCCGATGGGGAACATGCCGCAACTGATGCAGATGCGCGCTTCGCAGAACCAGAACGCGCTGGCGCAGTACCAACTCTCATCTGCTAAACGCGAAGACGCATCTACGAACGCGCTCAACGCGGCGTATCAGAACGCCTATGACCCCGCCACAGGCAAGATAGACCCTGTTCGATTGCGTCAAAGTTTAGCGTCAGGCGGCGCAGGCTCAAGAATTCCTGGAGTTGAAAAAGGGTTGATGGAGCTTGAAAATGAACGGTTGCAGCAACAAAAGCTACAAGGCGACGTCAATCTTCAGCCCATCACTAAGTCTGCGGCTGAAGTTAAGCTGCTTGACGACAGGTTGAAACAATCTCGTGGTTTTTTAGACACTCTTGATGCTACGGCGCCCGATGCGGGCGCCCGGTACTTGGCTTGGCATGAGGCTAACCACGCCGATCCTATTATTGGGCCGGCGCTCACTGCGCGAGGTGCTAACGCTAATCAATCAAGGGCGGCTATTGAACAAGCTATTGCCAAAGGCCCGCAAGCACTTGCAGACCTAATCAACCAGTCCAAGTTAGGTGCGGAAAAGTTCATGGAAATGAACAAGCCTACGGTTACGTCTCAGAATCTTGGTGGCCAACTGCGGATGGTGTCTACGCCTGGCCTTGGGGGCGCCGCTACTGTTGTACCAGGGTCCACAGTTGCCACAACAATGACGCCGGGGCAAATTGCCGCCAACAAAATTTCCGAACAGCAATTGAAGGTGTCGCAAGGACAACTTACGTTGGCTCAAACAGGTCAAAACCTTACCGATGCCCGTGAGCAACGAAAAATTGCCATCATGGAGGAAAATCAACGGCGCGAAAATGACCCCGCGTTCCAACGACAAAAGGCCGAAGCTGCGGCTACGGGTCAAGCCATCGCTAAAGATAAAGCGTTGGCCCAGCAATTGTTGCCAAAAGTGCTTGAGACTGCCCAGCAAACGCTTGGCCAAATTGACAGCTTGATTGGAAAACGAGATCGCGAAGGCAATTTGGTTAAAGGTCAAGCGCCGCACCCCGGATTTTCTAACGTGGTGGGCGCTACTTTGCTGCCTGGTTTGCGGTTTGTTCCGGGAACTGACGCGGCTGACTTTCAATCAAAATTTGATCAGATCAAAGGCGGGGCGTTCCTGCAAGCGTTTGAAACGCTTAAAGGTGGCGGTTCTATTACCAACCTTGAGGGTGAAAAAGGAACTTCCGCTCTTAACCGCATGAGTCTGGCGCAAAGCGAAAAAGAGTTTGTAAGCGCCGCGCGCGAGTTCCAAAGCATAATTCGCAAAGGGGTGGAACGCGCCAAAGTGCGCGTCGGCGGCAGCGTAACGCCTATCGATGCTCTTCTTGAGAAATACAAGTAATCATGGCCACCCTTGAGCAACTCAGCGCAGCGTTGGTCAAAGCCGATGCTGCCGGCAACTCTGCCGATGCCAAGGCTTTTGCCGATGCCATTCGACAAATGCGTGGCCCCGCAATGGGCGAAATTCCAACTGTTGACGCGCCGCAAGCCCCGGCAAAAGAGCCTGGCATCTACGAGCAATATGTGCGGCCTTTCCTTGAGCCCGCAATTACAACGGCGGGCGCTGTCGGTGGCGGCTTGCTAGGTGCTGCCGCAGGTACGTTTGGTGCCGGCCCAGTCGGCACCGCAACCGGCGGTGTTGCTGGCGCTAGCCTTGGCTATGGCCTTGGCAAAGAGGGTATGCAGCTACTCGACGTAGCAATGGGCGCCAGACAACCCCGTCAAGGCGCAGCGCAAGTAGTTGAGCCGGTGCAAAACCTGCTGGAAGGCGCTGCTTTTGAGGCTGGCGGGCGAGCACTTGGGCCTGCGATTGGCGCAGTAGCAGGCAAGATTGCTGACATTCGACGACTACCAACGCAGAAAGCGGCTGAGATTGCCCGTAACGCGCTTGGTCCTGATCTGCCTGAAGCACTCAACCTGCTCAAGGCAAGCCAGAGTGGTGGCAGCGCGGCGCAAGCAACTGCGGATATCAACAGTCCCACCTGGCAAGCATTGCTAGCCCGCGTATCAAAGCGCGATCCTCGGTTTACGGAAGCGTTGGCTGCATCGCAAGGCGAAGTGTCGTTGAACGCGCTTGCGCGATTGGCCGGCGGCAGCACAGCGGCTGACGTTAGAGGAACCACTACGGCGGCAAAGAACGCGCTCAATGCGATAACAACACCGCAACGCGAACTGGCGCTCAATCGGGCAAACCTTGGCAAGGCCGTAGCCGAGTATGAAGCGCAGGCAGGCAAATTGAGCGCAGACGCAGCGGCCAAAGTGCAAGAAGTGCGGCGCTTGATTGATCTAGGCGATCACGCGGCTGCGGCGGCGCGGTTAAAAACGCTCGAAATGGGTTTGCCCCCAAGTTCCCGCCTTGCGCCAGCTAAGTCTCAAGCAGGTTTTTCAGATGAGTTTGCGGCAAAATTTACTTACCCTGGTAAGTTGGCGCAGATGTCAGACGAATGGGCTACGGGCGCAGCTAACGCATCGTTGGACTTGGGCCAAGGTGCTCGGTTTGCGCAGGGCGCGGCAGACGCGCTACGGTCGGTTGGCATCAAACCGCTCAAAGGCGATGAAGTCATTCGCAGCATCCAGGGTGTTGCCAACAACCCTGAGTTTGCAGGCAACGATCTGATAACCGGTGCAATTGGCAACTTGACCAAAGACATTGCGCAATGGACACGCGGCGGCGGCGTGATCGACGCCAAAGCGTTGGACGCCATCCGCAAGAACTCCGTCAACGCCGCAATCCAGCAACTTCGACCAGGCGTAGACGCCACCACGCAGCGCAATCTTGCCGCCAGTGTGATGTCAGAAATTCGCCCTGCGCTAATTGACGCTATTGAAGCGGCAGGCGGCACCGGATACCGTCAGTACTTGGCCGACTACACCAAGGGGATGCAGCGGATTGCCGAGAAGAAGCTGTCTGGCGCGGCCCTAGACCTGTGGAAAACAAACAAAGACGAGTTTGTTCGATTGGTTCAGAACGAATCGCCAGAGGCAGTAGAGAAAATTCTTGGTCCCGGACGGTACAACGTTGCCAGCGAACTAGCAGACAGCACGATGTCTGTGCTGCGGGAACAAGCGGCTAAACACCTCAAAGAACTGAAGATAAAAGGGCAGGCCGAAGCGGGGCAAGACGCGCTCAAACAACTGCTGCTTGATAGCACATCTAAGATACGTTTGCCGTCGTATGTCAGCGCCGTGGTCGCAAGCACGAACAAAGCCCTGAACATCTTAGAAAACAAGATTGGCGCTAAGACAATGGCGGCGCTGACGCAAGCGTCACAAACCGCAGGGGGCGCCGTCAAGCTGTTGGAGACTTTGCCCGCCAATGAACGCAACAGGGTGCTGAAGTTGATCTCGACGCCTTCTCAATGGACTGCTGCTGAACGTGCGGTAGCGGGCACGGCAACTGTCGGCGGCGTCAACTCTCTAGCGCCTGACCGCTTCAACGAAAACGCATTGGCTCAATGATGCCCTCGCTCCCGCAAGATAAGGCAAACCACGCCATCTACGGTTCGCTGATCTTCCTAGCCGCCCTAGCCATCTTGCGCCGGCCTGACGCCGCCTACGCCCTCGTGGTGCTTGCAGCAGTGGGCAAGGAGGTGCTCGACTGGCTCTCCAACCAACGGTCAGAGAGGCCCACGCACGGAGTAGAATGGTTCGATGCCCTAGCAACTTGCGCCGGCGGGGCGGTGCCACTCCTTGCTAGGATGATCTGATGGATTCGCAACACCTGATCGACATAGGCCTTGCTACCGCTTGCGCGGTTACCGGCTGGTTTGCAAGGGAGTTGTGGTCAGCGGTCAAGGAGTTGAAAGCCGACCTGACCCGCCTATCGGTCGAGCTACCCAAGACCTATGTGACGCGGGACGACTACAGGTCAGACCTTAAAGAGATCCGCGACCTGCTGGGGCGCATCTTCGACAAGCTCGACGGCAAGGTCGACCGCTCATAGCAGCGCCGAGATACCCACAGTCACCATCTCGCTCTTGAGCTTTGACGGGTTGGTCTTCGCCATCACCCGCAGCGCCACTGCTGCGAACGTCTCAATGCCGGCCCAGGCGTCCTCTAGGTGCGGATCATTGAGCGCCAAGATGTGCGCTCTGATTGTCAGAACGTCAGCCATGTAGGCGTCCCGGATGGCGTCTATCGCTGCTTTAGTTGGGCGCATGGGAAGTCCACTAGTTGCCATACTGAATTCGGTGCGTTGATCCTGAACGGTTTGACTACCCGCCTTGGCGCCAGTTCCGATGCGGCCTGGCGGGCAGCGATCCTACGATCCCTGCACGCCTTGTGCTGCAACTTGCGCTTTGTCCAGCGCCCAGCGTCTAGCTCTGCTGCCCGCTCAGGCGATGCCCAGCGCGCAGTGACGCCGGAGCCGGCCACACCCAGCAGCCGCGCCTTGCGAGCGAAGCAAAGAATCTTGCGGGCCTTGTCGAGCGAGATCGCCATGCGTAGATGCATGTCGACCGTGCTCACGCCGTTGGGGTACTCGCGCACCAAGTTGGCGGCAAGGTGCATCAGCAATTCGGTGTCAGGATGCATCATCGCGTACTCTCAAGGTTCCGCCTTCGTGCATCGCCAGTAGCAACTGCGCGATGACAATCTCTTGGCGTTTGATTTCGTACTTGAGGCGCTCGTTCTCCGCTAGGGCATCGCCCAGCAAAAGGTCTAGGTTTCTTTCGGTCTCAGTCATTTTTTTCCTTGAGTTTGGCTTCTGCTGCTCTAATAAACTCCACAACCTCACTCTTGAACGCAATCACGAATCTTGTGAGTTTATTTACATCAGCCTTCGTCAACCCCTGCCACTCAGGCTTCGTATAAAGCGGCAAAGCTCGTTGGCCTTGCTGGATGTCGGTTGGGTTATCGGTTACATACACAGACGTACCGTCTTCTGTGTAAACCATATATGCTACGGGTTCAGTCATTGCGTTCAATCCAGAACAACTCCCCAATCTGCTCTGCCGTGTACTCTGCAAAGTCGTTACTGGCCCACTTAACAAGCGCTTTGCCGGTGGTGGAGGTGGCCTCTACAGTGCACAGTTCGTCGGTTTCAATGCAACGCAAAATGTCTCCTCTGGTTAGCGCCCCCAACTCTTTTGAACAGGCGTAGCAGAGCTTGGCCCTCTTGCACGTTTCCCCGCAGTCCCCAACCTGCGCTAGGTCAACACGCCCAGCCCGCCAAGCCGCCCACTCCCCGCAGGTCCGGCTCTTGTGCAAGTACGAACTTGTTTCCCAATAGTCATCACACCATGCCTCAAACGCAGCACGCTCGGTCATGGCTCAAGCCCAAAGTGGTTACAGATTAAGAGCTTGACGTTGCCGGTATAGCCGGTACTCAACTCGGCGCACTCCCTGACAATGAGGTCTGCAAACCGCTGCACGTTGATAAAGTCGGCAGTGCATTCCTCCCTTCCGCGAGAGTCAACGGTAACGTCGAACAGCCCTTCCATTAGTTTTCTAATCCGTTCGTTCATAACTCAATCCTCTGATTAATGCCCAACATCTCTCGATGCAGGTTCTCCAGCATCACCCTATACGGCGCATCCGGCAGGCAGTCCGTTGCCAGCTTGCATCGGTCTGCAAATGCATCAGTGCGTACTGCTTCGCGTACAACGGTCCGCACTTTCGCAAGCATGTCATCAGGGTGGAGGCTAGTTGGCCAATGCCACCCCATCAGTTCGGCAATGCGTTCATCGGTCACGACGCAACTCCCTTCGTCTTCTCAAAAGTTCTCAAGCCACCAAGCCCCAGCATCCCCAGCATCAGTTGCCAGAGGTTGTCGTCGATGCCAGGCAGCGCAGGCAGCGGGTGGTCGAGCACAATGCCGGTCCACTGGACCAGCGGCCTGGCGATGTATTGACAAGCCAGCGCCGACGCGCAGACCCAGCCAATGGCTGGGCGCCAGCCGCTGGTGAACGCGCTGGGGCTCGACGCCTCGGCGCGGTTGACGTCCAGTTGGCCCTGGACGATGGCGACCTGGGCGGCAAGCTGCGCTGCCTCGGCTGCTGACTTGTCCGGCCAGATGCGGGTGATGACGGTCTGCGCCAGTTCCACGCCTGCGGTCAGTGGGTCCATTCGCCTGTCTCCATCTGTAACGCCATGCGATGCGCTCGTGCTGGCGTCTGCCGTGCCCAAGTGCTCTCCACCATCTGCGCAGCAGCCTCAAAGTACTGGCCGTCCTCAACCGCCGATAGCATCCGCTTGAACTTGAGCAAGCCACCGATGCCCATTTGGAACGCCATGCCGATCAACACGGCCTGGCGCGGCTCGGACAGTCTGGGCATCCACGGCAGCGCCAGCAATACCTCGCGGGTCTTGGCCTTGATGTCGTTGTCCAACAAGTAGTCGATCTCCTCGCTCGACAGGCCGCCGCCCTTGCGCGAGTCGATCAGCCGGCCCACGCCAATGGTCCAGTACCCGAGCGAGTCTTGGTAGGCGCAGGACTCGGCGCCCTCTTCCCTCAAAAGTTGGCTCTTCAGGTCCATAGCGTCACCCCGTAAGCCAGCGCCAGTACCCAGACACTGAAGGCAACGGCTCGGTTGAACCACGACCATCGGTTTCGGTAGTGGGTGATGGCGTAACCGTCGCCGCCGAAGGCTTCGTCGAGCGATCTACAGAAACGGCGAGTTGTTCCGTTGTGCTGAACCGGTGGTTGTTGTAACACTGGTATCTCCTTCTGGTTGAATTGTCGGGCGCGGCCCGAGTTGAAAGCACGCCGGCTGGCGCGTTACAGCGGGGGCACTGCATACAACGGCACCGCATTGCATCCGAGGTCTACCCAGTACTGCATCTCTTCGCGGCGCCGAGTGAGCAAGATGCAAACATTGCTCTCAAGGATCATCCAACCGATGTGCGTCATGCCAACCACGCAATCAGCGCCACTAGGGCGACGATCCAGACGGCCGCAAACAGGCTCTGGCGGGCCGCAGCCTTGCAGAAGTACTCTTCTCTGTCTTTCATGTCTTGCTCCGGTTGAAAATCCAAGTCCAAATAGCGCCGCCGGCAATCTTTGCCAAGAACTGCGCCAATACGATTTGAGGCATCAGCGCCCCAAATGCCAAGGTCGGGAAGATCAACGAGTCTACGGCTGCGCCTGCCACGTTAGACCCGTTTGCCCGGTACATCCAAGATCCGCGCAACCGCGTAAACGTCGCCCAGTCGACAAGCGCAGCGGCGCTGAACGCACATGCGCTTGCCACTGCAATCTTGCCGGCAGCAGGGTTCAGCGCATACGTCAGCAGCCCGGTCAATGCGATCAGCGCCGCCATCTGCCAAGGCTTGATGCGGACATGCAACCAGTCACGCATGGTCAGGTCAAGACCAATCAACACAAAAGCATTGACTGGCGTCACGCTTGGGCCAAACGTTGCCACGGACAAATTTGCCAAAATCATGGCGGCGGCGTAAACCAAAACGGCAGTTGCGATCATAGAAATGTGTACCTTGTTGCTGCGTTGTGAGATTCAATTCGCGCTCGCATGACTGCGGCGCGGGCTTCTTTGGTCGGTGGCAAATAGTTTCCCTTCTTCCAATGCTGGTCTATCCCCACGTTTCTACCTATGTTCGTTGAGTCGGCGCTCGACAGCGGCAACAGAGTGAACACCCTAGGGTTGAGCATCCGCAACCCGTGCAGCTTGACCAAAGGCTCCCCGTCCGGCGTACAAACAACGCGCATCGCCTTGTCCATGCGCGCCCACCATGTCGGCGTTCCCGGCGTTGCGTACTCGCCGGAACTACCCAAACAGATGCGCGGGTAGAACGCTGCCAACCGCTCCAGCCGGTCAAGCGATTCGTGCATGTGCCACACCGGTGCCGCAAACCAATACGGCAACGGACATTCCAGAAGTAACGCATCGTTGGCAAGTTCGCTGCCGTCAATGACATCTGGAATGATCGCAAAATCGCACGATGGAATGCGACGGCACATCTCGGCCCAAACGTAGTACTCGCGCCAGTCCGTTATTGGCTTGCCACTGCGCCAGGCCGAAAACGCGCCGTTGTCAATCGCAAACGATTGGCAGACTTCGACAGCCAACCCCAAAGGTTGCGTGTCGCAAAACGACACAAAAGCGTGCCCCCCCGTTATGGCATGGCGGGCCACCGTTTGCGGATTGATCGGTAGCCCGTGGTAATGGATCACGTTTTCGACCGTTCTGGCCAGTTGTCTGGCCTTGGATACCACTTGACGTCATCGGTTGATTCCCTGGCGCTGTACCGCGCTATCCAGTACTCGTTGTCGCTGTCTAGGCAAGTCCACGACCAGTACTCGCCGTTCCACCAGCGCACCTTGTGCTCGCCGGTGGGCCACCATCCGATGCTTGGCGGTTTTCTCATGCCGCCATCGCCCCGCGCAAGATCAAAATGCGCTCGCGCTCAAGGCGCAGGACGCAGTACCGCTGGTGCAGGCGCAGCAGGATGGTGATGCGGTTGGCCCCGGCCTGCTCCTCTTGCAGCAGCTTCAGCACTTCCTCTTCAGACAGTTTCGTCAGCACCTCGTGCATGCTTCTCCAAGTCAGCTTCATTTCAACTCCTCTATGGCTATGTCAGAAATCGTTCGCTTGTCGCGCAGTGCGCGCCAAATCTTCTCATCGACCGTCTTGTCGGTGATCATCAGGTAGACCCAAACCGGATGCGCCTGGCCGCTGCGGTGCAGCCGGCCTATGGTCTGCTCGTACAGTTCCAGCGACCAGGGCAGCGACAGGAACACCACCTTGCAGCCGCCGTACTGTAGGTTCAGCCCGTGGCCTGCGCTCTTGGGGTGAACCAGTAGCAGTTCAACCAGACCCGCGTTCCACCGCTCGATGACGTTGTCGTCGTCCAGCGTCTGCGCGTGCGGGTAGCGCCGCTTCAGTTCAGCCAACTCGGCCTTGAAGTTGTACGCGATCAGCGTGTTGGCGCGTTGATTCTCGGCCAGCAGATCGTCCAGCGCGTCGAACTTGTGGGGTGACATCCACTGCGGCGCGCCATCGGCGTAGACGAACCCTGAGGCCATCTGCTGGAGCTTGCCCGTCACCACGCCAGCGTTGACCGCGATGGCGCGGGCGTCGGGAAACTCCAGCACCATGTCCTTCTTCATCTGCTTGTACTTGGCCAAGTCCATCGAGCAGCGCACCTCGACCACGTTCAGGTCTGGCAGCGTGTAGGACTCCAACAGGAACGTGGACGGCTTGATGCGCTCCATCACCTGCGCCAACGATCCAGCGCGTGGCGCCCACTGATTGAATTCCTTGTTGACCAGCATGAAGTACTGCTGCTGGAAGGCGCCCTTGGTGCGGCCCAGCAGCGCCGGGTCGATGATCTTGCACTGGCCAAAGACATCCTTCAGACCGTTGCTGGTGAACGACCCGGTCAGGCCCCAGCGGATGTTGACCTCGCGCAAAAACTTCTCCAACAGCTTGAACCGCTGGCCGCTTGGGTTCTTCAGCCTGGTCAACTCATCGAACACCACGCCGTCAAACCCGCCCGAGGGCAGGTTCTCGTAGTTGGTTACCACCACCTGCACGTCGGCCCGCAGCGCAGCGGCGCGCTGCTTGGCCGTGCCCACGGCGATGGCCATCGTGATCTCTGGCGCCCACTTCGCCTTCTCTTCTAGCCAGACATGTTCAGCCACGCGCTTAGGCGCCAGCACGAGGAACCGACTGGCGTGGCCATCGCGCAGCATCTCGCGCATGGCGGTTAGCGTGATAGCTGTCTTGCCCGCGCCGACCGGCGCGAGGATCATCGCGCGGTCATGCTCGTACAGGAAGTCAGCCGCAATGGATTGATACGAACGTAGCAACATCTTCTTTATTCCAAAGTACTGTGTAGTTTTGGCCTAGCGCGGCCATGTCGGACGAAAAGACCTGCTGCAACGCCGACAGACGCCCGCCCTTGACCTTAAGCTCAACAAACCAGACGCGCCCGCCAGGTAGCACGACCAAGCGGTCGGCCACGCCTGCGCGGCCTGGCGAGACGAACTTGTACGCCTTGCCGCCGGCCTTCTCGACCAGACGGACAAGGTGCCGCTCGACATCAACTTCCCTCATCGACGCAATAAGTACAAGGTACAACCGTTGGCTCTTCTAGCGTCGTAGCAAAATCGCGCCAAGAGAACCGCCGCCCAAGACCTTTAACCGTCGTCAACTTAGCGTTGTCTTCCATCGCTATGGCGCGTGTGAACAGCAACGGGTAGGTGTCTTTCATCTGTGCTATTTCCGGTTTTGTAGACGCAGGGCAAAAAAAGCAAGAGGACTTTCCGGGTAACGGAAGACCGGCGCGCTCGATGGCCGCAATGCATTCGGGTCTTGACCACTCCCATTCGACCAAAGGGTAGTGGTAGAGGTATTTCCCGTCTTCAATTGGCGCTTTCATCCATCGGCGGCGCTCAGAAAATTCGTAGCCAATGAACTTGTTGACTTTGCCGCCGGCCTTCCACAACGCTTTCATGCCAGGCAAGTTGTTGACGTACTTCTCTTGCGGCGCAATCTTGAACTTCTGTGAGCACCCTTTGAACCCGTAGGCAAGACTTGGCAACATGTGCGCATCCAAGCAGTTTTGCTCCAGCGTCTGCACGGTCTGATTTCGTTTGACCTTGCGAACGATAGTGATGGGCGGCATTCCGTTAGCGGCCAAATACGGTTGCATCCGTTCGATGTGTTCGTAGGTGTGCGGGCGCTCCCCCCCCGTATCCGCAAACAAGATGTGGTCAAAGGGCGCTAGCCCACGTTCGATCCACCCGCACAAAATGGCGGTCGAGTCGGTGCCGCCTCCGAAAGAAAGGATGTTCATTCAACTTCGGGCTCTGACGGGTTGAGACGCGCAACGCGGTCGGGCAACGGGTGGTACAGCAAGATGTGGTCGCCAGAACCATAGGCCGCAAGAGTCCAATGGCTGTTCAACGCAAAGTACTGCTGGATGTAGTCCTCGGTCGAACCAAAAATTTTTGGAAAGCTGCGCTTGTGGGCTTTGATCTTGGTCGACTTGAGCGGCTTAAGGCCGGCAAAGAGATCGCGCATTGATTGCGCGTGGGCCTCTGTTACAGTGGCTGTCCCTCGCGGGGCGGTCTGGAAAGTGATCATGTCTGCTCCTGTTGAGGCACAACTGTAACACAGTAAAAAAGTTCTTGACAAGTCTTTTTTCGTCCGCTACAGTTCAGGTTCCATCAACCAAGGAGTACAGTAAAGTGAAGATCACCCTAGACGACGCAGACATCAAAGACATCTTGACCTCGCACATCAAGAGGCGCTACGGCTCTCAATTCGAACTGGAGGAGTTGAGGGGCTACAGCTACACCACGACAGCGGTGTTTGCCGAGGTTCAGGAAAAAGAAGAGGCGCAAGATGACGACGCACTCTAAGATCGTCGGCGGCTCGACCGCCAGCCGGGTCATCAACTGCCCTGGTTCCGTCGCCCTGACGGCCAAGATGCCGCCCCAGGCTGAGAGCAAGTACGCCGCCGAGGGTACGCTGCTGCACGATGTCATCGCGGCCATCATCGATGGTAAGACGCCTAAACAGATCAGCGAGGAACTGCACAACGACAAGATCATGCCGGCACTGGCGCTGCTGGATCAGGTCGACCCTGACAAGACGATGGAGTTGATGGTCGAGGTGCGCGTCGATTTCGGCGACTTCATCCCCGGCGTCTTCGGGTCGGTCGATGTGCTGGGCAAGATCGGCAACCGCGCCGTCATCCTCGACTGGAAGTTCGGCGATGGCGTTATCGTTGAAGCCCAAGAAAACATGCAGTTGATGTTCTACGCTGCTGCAGCGCGTCGGTCCCAGCCGTGGGCCTTTGAAGGCGTGACCGAGGTCGAGTTGGTCATCATCCAGCCGCCGATGATCAAGCGCTGGGTCACCACTCGCGCCCGGATCAGTCGGTTCGAAGACCAACTGTTCGACGCGGTGCAGCAAGCGGTCCAACCCGACGCGGCGCTGAAGTCGGGCGAGCACTGCCGGTGGTGCACCGCCAAGCCAGTCTGTCCTATCTTGACCGGCGCAGTTGACCGCGCCATCAAGGTGCAGTTCGACGCGCTGGACAAGCAGCAGATCAGCATCTACTTGCAGCAGGCCGACCTGCTCGACAGCTGGATTGCCGGCCTGCGCGAGTTGGCGCAGCGCGCACTAGACAACGGCCAGGTGATCCCCGGCTACAAGTTGGTCGCGAAACGCGGCACAAGAAAATGGTTGGACGAAGACAAGGCGCGGGTTGCCTTGATCGAGGCCGGCCTGAAAGACCCCGACGTGACAACGCTGGTCTCGCCAGCAGTGGCCGAAAAGAAGCTCAAAAAGCTTCCCGACGGTCTCACTGTCAGCGTGTCGTCGGGTAACACAATGGCACCGGATTCTGACCCCCGGCCCGCCATCCTCCAGCTGGGTCAGCTTTTGAAAAAGGTACTGTAATGTCTAATCTCGTAGCGTTCAAATCAGCCGGCTTGCCGGCAGTCGCGTCCCTCGCCCAATCGTTGCGCGCCATCGCGCCGCGTGAGGCGCCTGGTGTGGCCATCCTCAAGATGGACCGCACCGGTCATTGGGTCTTTGGCAGCGATCAGGATGAGGCCGAGGCTGGCTCGACCTGGGCGGTCAATCCGTTCGCCTTTGTCCACGGCTGGATTGCGTGGGGCGATGGTGAAGTCCTTGGTGAAATGATGGCGTCGGTGTCCGAGCCGTTGCCGGAGCATGGCCCGGTGCCTGCCGGTGCGAAGAAAGGCTGGGAGCAGCAGGTCGGCATGTCGCTCAAGTGCCTGACCGGCGAAGACAAGGGTCTGGAGGTGCGTTATTCCAGCACCAGCGTCGGTGGTAAGCGCGGCGTCCAGACCATCGCAGTGGCCATCGCTGCGCAGGTCGAGGCTGACCCGAGCAAGCCGGTGCCGGTGATCGTGCTGAACAAGGAGTTCTACCAGCACAAGTCGTACGGCAAGATTTACACGCCGCTGTTCGATGTGCAGTCGTGGATCGGCATGGAAGGCGAAGAAGAGGCGCCCTCCGATACGCCTGCCGAGCCAACACGCCGGCGTCGGGCGTGATCTGGGTCGATTTTGAGACCCGTAGCGCCTGCGACCTAAAAAGCGCAGGCGTCTACAACTATGCGCAGAGCCTCAGCACAGAGGTTCTGTGCATGGCGTATGCGTACGATGACGGCGAGGTCCAGATGTGGACCGGTGGCCCGCTGCCTGATTTCACAGGCCACCAGATCCGCGCCCACAACGCCGCTTTCGAGCGGCTCATTTTCTGGTACGTCCTCCAGCAGGACTACCCGCTAGAACAGTTCTACTGCACGGCCGCGCAGGCCCGCGCCAACTGCGCGCCTGGCAGTCTAGAAGACGCTGGCCGGTTCGCCGGCGCGTCGATGCGCAAGGACCATCGCGGTGGCCACCTAGTGCGGCAGTGCTGCATACCGCCCTACAACACCGCGCTGCTTCCTGAGCTGTTCGACTACTGCGCTCAGGATGTCCGCGCCATGCGCGCCATCAGTCAGGGCATGCGCGGCCTGTCCGACGATGAACTGCTTGACTACCACGTCAACGAGCGCATCAACGACCGTGGCGTGCTAGTCGATGTTAAGCTAGCACGTTCGGCCGTGCGCTACGCCAGCGCCGAGTTGATCGAGATACAGGATACTGTCGCCAAGGTGACGCAGGGCGCAGTGACATCTGTCCGCTCGCCGCGCATGCGCCAGTGGGTGCAAGACCGCGTGTCGCTCGAGCAGTTGGCGCTGATGACGGTCGAGGACAAGATCAGCATCGACAAGACCGTCCGCGCCAACCTGCTGGCCTGCGACGATCTCGACCCGGATGTGCGCGAGGTTGTCCAGTCCGCTGACGATCTCTGGGCGTCGTCCGTTGCCAAGTTCGCCCGCATGGCGGCGCTGGCTGATGAGGAAGACCATCGCGTGCGCGGCGCGTTTGTCTTCAACGGCGGCGCTGCCACTGGCCGCTTGTCCAGCTACGGCCTGCAAGTCCACAACTTCACGCGCAAGTGTGCCAAGCAGCCGCAGCAGGTGCGCGACTCGATGGTAGCAGACGCGCCTATCGTGCCGGCCTACGGCAAGCGCGTCACCGATGTGCTCAAGAGCATGCTCCGGCCTGCGCTGATCCCGGCTGCGGGCAAGCAGTTCGTCGTGGCCGACTGGTCAGGCATCGAGGCGCGGTGCAACCCATGGTTGTCGGGTATTGGCGACGAAGTGCTCAATGTGTTCCGCTCTGGCCAAGACATCTACGTTCGCGAGGCGTCGCTGATCTTCAAGACCGAGGATGTCACGCCTGACATGCGCCAGGTTGGCAAGGTGGCGATCCTAGCCTGCGGCTACGGCGGCAGTGTGGGCGCCTTTGCCGCTATGGGCAGGGCCTATGGTGTCCACCTGCCCGAGGCCGCTGCCAGGCGCACGGTTGACGCTTGGCGGCGCGCCAATCAGTGGGCGGTGCGGTACTGGCAGGCGCTGGAGTCGGCCTACATGCGCGCCATGCGCAACCCGAATCAAGAGTTCGCCGCTGGCCGCGTCTTTTACCTGTTTGACGGTGTCCACCTATGGTACGCGCTGCCCAGCGGCAGGGTACTATGCTACCCCTATGCGCGTTTCGAACCTGATGGTGTGTCCTATGCCAAATGCGCTTGGAAACCCTCGCAAGGCGCGACTGAGTGGCCCCGAGCGCGGCTCTGGAGCGGTCTGGCGGCAGAGAACGTCTGTCAGGCAGTGGCCAACGATCTGTTGCGGCACTCGCTGCGCCAGGTCGAGGATGTTGTGTTGACTGTCCACGATGAGATCGTCATCGAGACCGCTTCGCCTGACGTAGATGCGCTGCGCCAGGTGATGTGTACCCCGCCCGCTTGGGCGTCTGGCTTGCCACTAGCGGTCGACATCAAAGTGATGGCGCGCTACGGCAAGCCCTAAAAAAAAGGGCGCCCTGCAAGGCGCCCTAAAAGGAGTTTTCTACGTGCTGAACTATATCGCATCTTTGGCAGTTGAGGGTGAAACTGCGTTGGTGGTGAAACAAAAAGACAACACTTGGCCGGCATATCTACCGGAAAAATGGCGCGGCGAGGCGTCGTGGTACTGCAATACCGGTAGTTTCATAGTGTCGAGATTCGTCGATGGTCGAGTGTCGGCATCTGCGTCTAACTGCACGCATTGTCTTGCGATGATGCTGGACGATATTGGCACCAAAAGCAAGACGCCGCCGCTGCCGCCGACATGGATCATGGAAACGTCGCCGGGTAACTATCAGTATGGTTATGCGTTCAACGAGCAGCCAACGGTCGGCGAGTTTTCAGCCGCCATCAAGGCCATCGCTGCCGCCGGCTACACCGATCCAGGCGCATGCAACCCGGTGCGCAATTTCAGACTGCCAGGCTCGATCAACCAGAAGAACGGGTTTGCCTCGGTGCTGACTGAGTTCACGCCAGGCCGTGAGTACAGCGTAGAGGCTATATGCGCCGCGCTGGGCGTCACGCCAGGCGTGGCCGATACCGCCACAATGCGCCCGGTCGGCCTCGCGGACGATGGCGATGACGACGTGCTGGCGTGGATTGCCGAGCGTGGCGACCTGTTGGAGAATGCCAACGGCGAGGGCTGGTGCGGCGTCGTTTGCCCCAACGCGGCCGAACACACGGACGGTAACGCTATGGGCCGCTACAGGCCCGTTTCGCGGGCCTACACTTGCTTCCACGGTCACTGCGTGGATGAGTGGAACAGCGCCCGGTACTTGACATGGGTGGCCGAGCAGGGCGGGCCTGACCACCAGCATGGTTTGCGCGACGAACTGCTAGCGGTTGTGATGGCTGGCGCGCTGGGCAAGATATCGCCGACGACTGCATTCCCCGATGAGACCATCGAGATTATCCGCGAGGTCAACCGCAAAGAGATGGGCCGGTTAGAGAAGGCCGAATGGTATGAGCGCTTTGCTTATATTATGAGCGACGATGCGTACTTCGACATGATGGAACGCCGCGAGATCATGCGCAAGTCGTTCAACGCGGTGTTTGCCCATATACCGTGCAAGTCAGTCCACGGGACGGCGAAAGTGTCGGCGTCGGTTTGCTACGATGAGAACCGTCAGGCGAAGGGCGCCCGCACGCTGCAAGGCGTCACTTACGCCGCCGGCGAGTCGGTGCTGGCCACAATGGATGGCGCCGTTTTTGGCAACCGTTGGCGCGACGCCAGGCCACCGACCGTTGAGGGCGATGCGTCACGGTGGCTTGAGCATGTCGAGCGCTTGATACCCGAGCAGTTTGAGCGCGAGCATGTGCTCGACGTGCTTGCGTATAAGCTGCAGCACGCGGATAAAAAAATCAACCACGCCGTGCTGCATGGCGGGTTGCCGGGGTCAGGCAAAGACACGCTCTACGCGCCGTTTTTGTGGGCCATCGGTCGCAGCAACGTGTCCATCGTCAAAAACGAAGAGCTATCGTCGTCGTGGGGTTATGCGTTGGAAGCGGAAGTTATGGTGATCAACGAGCTTCGCCAGGCTGAGGCGCGAGACCGTCGAGCGATGGAAAACGTCCTCAAGCCGATCATTGCAGCGCCGCCGGAATATCTGCCCGTCAACCGCAAAGGGTTGCACCCCTATAACGCGTTGAACAGAATCTGGGTCTTGTGCTTTTCGAACGAGCGCGCCGCTATCTCGATCCCCAGCAACGACCGCCGGTGGTTTTGCATATGGTCCGACGCGCCTCGCATGACCGACGCCGAAGGCGCCGCCATGTGGGCATGGTACGAGCGGGGTGGCAACGCAATCGTTGCCGGCTATCTGGCGTCGCGGGATGTATCAGCGTTTCTGCCAGGCGCCAGCCCGCCCATGACGGAAGCAAAGGCCATCATGGTCGAACGCGGTCGGTCGGCCCACGAGGAATATCTGCAATTGCAGATAGAGGCGCGCATAGGCGTATTCTCGCTGGGCGTGATCGCTGGCCCGTGGCACGCTATCTGCGACGCGTTGACGCAGCCAGGCCAGCACCGGATTCACCCCAGCGCGCTCATGCACGCCCTAAATGAGGCGGGCTGGCAGGACGCCGGCCGCATCATGTCGAAGACGAACACAACGAAAAAACAAGTGTTCGTGTCCGCCGACATGTCCGCAAAGTACAGCAAGTCGCAGTTGCGCGATATGGTAGAGGCGCCAGCGGCGCCTACGGTACTGCGAGCGGTCTAGCGTTTGCCAGTATGAAAAAACCCGCCAGCGGCGGGTTAGAGGTCTAGCAGGGCCGCTAGCAGTAAGGCTAGCAGGCCGACAAGCAACGCGGTCAGCATGCAATGCGGCGCGCATAGGCCAGCGCGTCTGCTTCATTGGTGAACAGGTTTTGCCCGCCAAGGGTCGCTTGGTCGTCGCCGCGCACGCGCACCAGCCAGCCGAGCGCGATAGGGATCACCGTGACGGTAACCTTGTCGCCCGGCCACTGCGCTGCCATAGCATCAGCGATGCCCTGAAACGTGGCGCTGCGGATCTTCCAACGGTCGGCGCTGGGTGGCAGGTTGTACCATGTCGGCAGGCTCTTCCCTGACTTCGTGACATGCCGCGCCCCTTTGCCGACAATGTTCGTCGGCACGAGCGGCGGCAACCCCTTGAGCCATAGGCAGGTGGTCTTGGTGGCCTCATGGCCAAACATCCACGGTTGGATTATCTGATCGGGCTTGCGGATGCGAGTGCTGATGATGCTCACGGGATTCTCCACGCATATGCGTGGGATAGGCGCGTCCATGAGCATGCGAACGAACTCTAACGCCGCCGCCTGCCGACCGTCCGCCTGTTTGGCTGCAAAATGCTTCGCACCAGAGACAGCTAGATGAGTGCATGGTGGATGCGCGATCATCAGGTCCCAGTCATCGCGCAGAATGTCGACAATGTCGCCTTGATAGTGCGGGCCCGGTCGGTCGGACGGCAGGATGTCGCATGACATAGCATCATGCCCGTGCGCGATGAAAGCATCGCGTACCGTCCCCGAGTACTCGCACGCGATCAGTACCCGCACGGTACGCGCGTCCAGTCGGGTGGCGTGCCTTCGTAATATTCGCCGTTCGCGTCTAGCTCGTCATTCCAGACATGAGCATACGTGTAGGCCTCAGCTGCGCGCCCGTTGATCCAGTCATCGGTCGATAGCTGGAATTGATAACCCTCGTCGGGTTTGTTGGTGGCATAGATGTTCATCAGATGATCTCCGAAAGGGTTTGAATGATGTCGCGGCGGGTCGAGCGGGTCGGCAGCCATGCTTGCCGGGTCAACACGTAGGCGCCGCTGATAAGGCGCCATTGTTGCCACCGGATGCGCCGCTGGCCGTTGACGGTCGCGCAGTCGCCGAGCGTGTAGCGGGCTTGATCGTGATAGAACGAGCGGGTCATGCTATCCCCCCAAGGCGCAGCCACGGGTCAACCCCGGCGATTTTATGCGCGTACGCGATCGCGTCGACTTCCAGCGGGTAGATGCGCTGGCCGACGATATTGCCGCTGTCGTCGTCGGTCATGCGCACGAGGTAGCCGCGCGCGACGGGAAAAACTTCGACGGTCAACCCGTCGTCAGGGTTGACGAACGTAGCGGTCGCGGCAATTGTCATATCGTGCAGCACCCGCAGCATGGCGCATCCTCGCAACGACCGTTGCGGTTACGATAAAACTCTCTGGCGCCGCTATCGCCAAAAAAGACGATTGTGTCGCTGACGTGCTGCTGCTGGACTAGCACGGGCTTCCGCGCCGCAGTGAACGTGATCACGTCGCCGGGCCGGATAGCCCGGCCCGTGCGTGCGCATTTGCCGGGATAGCGGGCGATCATGACAGCAACAACCGTTTGAGGGCCGCGACGGTCAGGCCGGTGAGGGCCGACAGCTCTTTGAGCGTCAGCATGGGATGATTGTCGTACATGCGTTTGATGTCTTCGGTTGTCATGCTGATAGCCCATAAAAGAGAAAAACAGCGCCAGCGATGCCCAGCGCAAAAGCAAACAACGCGTCTCGCATCAAAACCCCCTGATACTGTAGACGCGGCGCGTGTAGTGCGCCCAGCGGCGCGAGTCGCGTTTGCCGCTCTCGTGGCTGTAGCCGCAGCCATCCGCCACCCACTTGCGCCATGACGATATCGTGGCCTCGGAAAACCCCATACGGGCTAACGCGGCAGCGGCTTTATCAATTCTTTTGTGGTTCATGGTGTTTCCTTTACCGGACCGGATTGTCCGGGCATGCGCCGCTAGCGCATGCCCTGAGAATCACGCAGTAGCGATGCGCACAACGCGGCGCTTGTGACCTAGAGCGTGATCTATGATCACGATATCTTTGGCGCGCTTGCTCGTGCCTGAGCAAAGCAAGCATGCGTTACATGTAGTGCGCTGCCCCATCTCTTTGCTGGCCGGACAGCGCGCCTCAGTCGATGCCTTGTCTTCGTTCAACGCAACGCGGAAGGTGCGCCATCCGCGCGCCTTCGCATCCGCATATTCTTGATCGTTGTCGACGCTGGCCATAAGCATGCCTGACCAATCACCCGCGTCGATGTTGCGCCATTGATGCGAGTAGCCCACCCAATCGGCGCAGTACCGAATGATGCGATGCCACACCACTGCGGGAGCCGCAGCGGGATCACCATAAGTGCCCATCCGCAAATTCTTGCCAGCAAGCGCTAGCGCGACCGTCTCGAGCGGCGCTTTGATGTAGCGTCCGCGTTTATATGCGTCATAGACTGAGCGCACGCTTCGCCCCACGTTGACGTAGCACGGCGCTTCCCCGTTGCTTGCAGCGAGCAAAGGGCGATGCTTGCAATCGCCGCACACGCTTCCGTCGTCGCCTGTCTTGAGCGCTTCGGTCGGCGCGATATCGGCGCGGATAATAAAGGTCTGGACTAGTCCGCCCGTTTTCGCGTTTTCAGAATCCGCGTCAATCCTGTTGACGATGACAACAATGGGTTGCCCGTCAATGACGGACGGACCTTCGTATGCGATGTAACCGAGTATGCTCATTCGGACACGCTGGCGTCAAAACCGTCGTTGAAAAAATCGACGATGGCATCGTGATCGTGCTTGCCGTCAATGCGCAGCTCATAGCGTGCGTTGTCAAAGTCGCATTCCGTCATGGTGTCGTATCCGTCGGTGTACAAATAGCTGACGTTCTCAGCATCGATGCCGCTGAAGGCGTGACATTCGTCGCTATCTTCAGCTGACAGCCAAGGGCTGTTGACGCTATGCCCATCGTTGACTGTGACTGTGATGGTTGTGACGGGATAGACGCGAGTCGCGCCGTTGACTGTTACCGCAAGTGAGATCATGTGTTTACTCTACTGTTGCGTCACTGCGGGCTGCAGCGACATGTAGGTAGTGTAACGCGCTATGTAGTGTGTTGTCTATGCCCCTACTGTTAACAGGGTCAGCGCCCTGGTGGCGAGGTAGTCTTCTAGCGCGGTTCGGCAGCGGTTCGGTAGTCGGCGCGTAGCCATGGGGTGTCGCCGGGCGTGTAAGCGGTATAGTCACTCATTGTGTTATTGCTAGGAAAATTAACACTGTGTTTATATACAGTATGGCTATTTGAGCGGTTTTGCGCGGGGGGACTATGTGACTACATGACTACCGGGACGCATGCGCACGTGCGAAACCCGGACGCCCTCAACCCGCAGCTAAACGAGCGCGCAGCACTTACGGGCCGCAGCTGCTGGCGCATGTTGCAGTGCAGCATACTTGCCTGGACAATGATTGCCTGGACAATGATTGCCTGGACAATGGTTGTCTAGTCAATGATTGCCTAGGCAATGTTTGCTTAGGCATGGACATGTTGCAGTGCAGCATTCGAGAGGGGGGGGTAGGGCCCGCCGCCGGCCGGTCACGCTGGCGAAGGGTCCGCAAACAAAATTTTTTCATGGCCCACGCTGCAACATCCTTCGTAGCAACAAACCTGATACACTCCCGCGCATGAAATCCCTACCGCTAGAAATTAGGGAGATCAGGGCGACTGAGGCGCGACTGCAACAGATTTACGAAGCAGCGCGCTTGGGCCTAAAAGGCGACAGTTTGGCTCTGGCCTCCGGCATGCTGCCAGTTGAATACAGGCGGCTGTGTCAGCTAGACCCCATCGCCGAGATGGCGGCGCAAAAAGGCAAAGCCGATGCTGAGATGGCGCATGCAGGCAAACTGTCCGAGGCGTCGATGAACGGCGACGCCAAGGCCAGCCTGGCGATCCTTCAGCATGTCCACGGTTGGACTGCCAAGCAAGAGATCAGCCTTGATGTCTATCAAAAGATCAGCGTCATCACCGCGCTGGAAGAAGCCCGTGCTCGCCTAACTTACGTTGAGGAAGTCAAAGATGGCAACTAACAAGCTGATGCCCAAGTCGGACAACGCGCTTGAAAAACTACGGCACTTGCGCGGCGACGACAAGATTCGGCTAATGCGTCAGATTGCCAGTGAACAACCTCAGTACCAAGAGCTTGCGGACTACTTGATGGCGCGCAGCGCCATGCCGCCAGTCAAGGAGGGGTATCTACCTGGGGGCGCAAACGCGGAGTACAGCCGAAACACCATGTTTGGCCGTGAGCTTCCGGCTACCGGCGAGGTCACAATAAACTACGGGTCTAACGACCCCAACAGTCTTATCCACGAATTGACGCATGCTGCGCATTACCAGATGGGGCGGCAGTACCGTCAAGAAGGCGCAAAAGATGCGGAAGCCAAACAGCGGTTCAAAGACGCCTACGACAGGCTACTAAGAACAAACGAACAAGGCCTAGTCGGGTTTGCCGCGCCTACGGTGTTTCAAACAGAGGCTATGGCCAGCCGTTTGGCACCTGACTGGACAAAGCAAAACAGCCGCTACCGGTCATCGGTGTCAGAGCTACCGGCCTTTGCTATGGGTAACCAAGGCGCAAAAGGGGCGCCAGCGCATGTAGACCCGACGTTGTCAACAGAGTTCAGGGTATTGCTTGACATGGCGTTGCGTGACGCGCAAGCCAACCCGTACAAGACTACCCGCTGATGCAACTCCCAATCTACACATCCGCTGAAGAGCAGCGCCTAATGGTCGAGTTGTGGTCACCCGCGCTTGCGGATGATCCCGAGGCGTTTGTCCGCTTCGTGTTTCCCTGGGGGCAGAAGAACACGCCACTGGCGCAATTCAAAGGCCCGCGCAAATGGCAACGCGAGGTGCTCAACGACATCAAGGCGCACATCCAGCGGAACAAGGGGAAGGTCCAGATGGACACCCTACGGGAAGCGGTCTCCTCAGGCCGGGGTATTGGCAAGAGCGCCCTAGTATCTTGGCTGGTGCTGTGGATGCTCACCACGCGCATCGGCGGGAGCGTAGTGGTTAGCGCCAACTCTGAGAATCAGTTGCGGTCGGTGACCTGGGCAGAACTGACCAAGTGGGCGGCGATGGCGATGCACTCGCACTGGTGGGAAGTGAGCGCCACCAAGCTGGTGCCCGCGAAGTGGATCACTGAACTGGTCGAGCGTGATCTAAAGAAAGGCACGCGCTACTGGGCCGCAGAGGGCAAGTTGTGGTCAGCCGAGAACCCTGACAGCTACGCGGGCGTCCACAACCAGGACGGGATGATGCTGATCTTCGACGAGAGCAGCGGCATACCAAACCCGATCTGGGAAGTGGGGGCAGGCTTCTTCACAGAGAACACGCCCGACAGGTACTGGTTTGCCTTCAGCAACCCGCGCCGAAACGAGGGTTACTTCTTTGAGTGCTTCAACGCCAAGCGGGCGTTCTGGAACGCTCGCAGCGTGGACGCTAGAACGGTCGAGGATACGGACAAGGCGGTGTACGACCAGATCATCGCGGAGTATGGCGCGGACTCATCCCAGGCCAAGGTGGAGGTGTACGGTGAGTTCCCCAGCGCAGGCGAGGATCAGTTCATTAGCCCAACGGTGGTGGATGAGGCGATGAAGCGGCCACGGTACAAGGACAGTTCGGCGCCAGTGGTCATAGGGATCGACCCGGCACGGGGCGGCGCTGACTCGACGGTCATACTGGTGCGCCAGGGCCGGGACATCGTGAGCATCAAGCGGTACTCGGGCGAGGACACTATGACCATCGTCGGTCGGGTGATCGACGCCATCGAGGAGTTCAAGCCGGTGCTGACGGTGATTGACGAGGGTGGGCTGGGGTACGGTATACTTGACAGACTGAACGAACAACGATATAAGGTACGCGGAGTGAACTTTGGCTGGAAGGCCAAGAACTCGGTGATGTGGGGCAACAAGCGGGCTGAGATGTGGGGCACGATGAAGGACTGGCTGCGAAGCGCATCCATACCCGAGGATCGGCAACTCAAGGCAGACCTGGTGGGGCCAACCAAGAAGCCTAACTCTAGCGGTACAATCTTCTTAGAAGGCAAGAAGGAAATGCGCTCAAGAGGTCTTGCCAGTCCTGATGCTGCTGACGCGCTGGCGGTGACATTTGCGTTCCCGGTGGCGCATCGGGAGTACACGGACAAAACTCCGCGCAGAACCTACGCGCCGCAGGGCGTCCTAACTAGCTGGATGGGATCATAGTGCAGTCTGACATCAAAGCGGCTAAGTCAGTCGCCGGCGGCAACGCCGACGATCTGAACACCATGCGTAGCCGCTTTACGATGGCTGTGTCGGCCTACAGCGAGTCCCGCGAGGATGAGCTAGACGACCTGCGCTTTGCCGCAGGCAGTCCCGACAACCAGTGGCAGTGGCCGGCAGATGTGCTGGCAACGCGAGGCAGCGTCCAAGGGCAGACGATCAACGCCAGGCCATGCCTGACAATCAACAAACTGCCCCAGCACGTCAAGCAGGTCACAAACGACCAACGGCAGAACCGGCCCAGTGGCAAGGTCATCCCGGTGGACGACAAGGCCGACATCGAGGTCGCTGAGATATTCGACGGCATCGTGCGGCACATCGAGTACATCTCGGACGCTGACGTAGCCTACGACACCGCCTGCGAGAACCAGGTAACCTACGGCGAGGGCTACATCCGGCTCCTGACCGAGTACTGCAACGACGACAGTTTTGAGCAGGACATCCGGATTGCTCGGGTGCGCAACTCGTTCAGCGTGTACATGGACCCGACGATCCAAGACCCCTGCGGGTCGGACGCGGAGTGGTGCTTCATCACCGAAGACTTGACGGCTGACGAATACGAGCGCCAGTTCCCCGACGCATCGCCGATATCGACCATGATGCAGCGCGGCGTGGGCGACCAGAGCCTGAGCCCGTGGATCAGCGAGAAGACTGTGCGCATTGCGGAGTACTTCTACACCGAGCACACGCCGGCAACGCTGCACCTGTACCACGGCAACGTGTCGGCGATGGAGAACTCGCCCGAAGACCGCCAGATGCGCATGATGGGCATGAAACCCATCAAGACGCGCATCGTGGATCAGAAGAAGATCAAGCGGTGCAAGACAAACGGGTTCGAATTCATCGAAGAACACGAGTGGGCGGGCAAATCCATACCTGTTATCCGCGTGGTTGGCAACGAATTTGAGGTTGACGGTCGCCTGTACGTCTCTGGGCTGATCCGCAACGCCAAAGACGCCCAGCGCATGTACAACTACTGGGTCAGCCAAGAGGCTGAGATGCTCGCACTGGCGCCAAAAGCCCCGTTTATTGGGTACGGCGGTCAATTTGAGGGCTATGAAAACCAATGGAAGACCGCAAACACGACAAATTGGCCGTATTTGGAGGTCAACCCTGACGTTACAGACGGCGCAGGCGGCGTACTGCCCCTACCGGCACGGTCACAGCCTCCAATGGCCTCCAGCGGGCTCCTACAGGCCAAGGCGGGCGCTTCTGATGACATCAAAAGCACTACCGGCCAATATGACTCTAGTTTGGGCGCCACAAGCAACGAACGCTCTGGCCGAGCGATCCTGGCGCGTGAAAAGCAGGGCGACACAGGCACCTACCACTACGTCGACAATCTGGCGCGGGCGATTCGGTACACCACTCGGCAGATTGTGGACTTGATCCCGAAAATCTACGACACCCAGCGCATTGCCCGCATCATCGGCATCGATGGGGAGACGGATTCGGCGATGATTGACCCGAATCAGCCGCAGCCGGTGCGCAAGATCGTTGACCAGGCAGGGATTGTGATCAAGAAGATCTACAACCTCGGCGTTGGCCAGTACGATGTGTGCGTGACGACTGGTCCGAGCTACATGACCAAGCGCCAAGAGTCGCTGGACGCCATGAGTCAGTTGTTGCAGGGCAACCCGCAACTGTGGGGCGTGGCGGGTGACCTGTTCATCAAGAACATGGACTGGCCGGGTGCTCAGGAGATGAGCAAGCGGTTTGCCAAGACCATCGACCCGAAACTGCTGGCCGATGATGACGATCCAGCACTCCAGGCCGCGCAGCAGCAGATGCAGGCGATGGGCCAGGAGATGGAGCAGATGCACCAAATGCTCCAGAACGTGTCGAAGTCGATGGAAGCGCAGGACTTGCAGGTCAAGCAGTTCGACAGCCAGGTCAAGGCTTACGATGCTGAGACCAAGCGGATCAGCGCCACGATGGCCGGCATGACGCCTGACCAGATTCAGGAAATAGTCTTGGGCACGGTCCACGGCATGATTACCAGCGGTGACCTCATAGGCGAGATGCCAGGCCGGGATGTGGACATGATGCCGGAGGAGATGCCGCAAAATGAAATGCAATGATTTCATGGGCCTGCTCTTCTTGGGCCGGGATGTGGCGCACAGCGTCCATCTCAACACGCGCAGCTTCAGCAAGCACACGGCGCTGAACACGTTCTACGACAGCATCATCGACCTTGCGGACGCCTTTGCTGAAGCCTACCAGGGCCGGCATGGGTTGATCGGCGGGATCACTTTGCAATCATCCAAGAAAACGACTAATATTGTCGAGTTCTTGCAGGCGCAGTTGGATGAGATCGAGTCTGTGCGGTATGACGTATGCGACAAGACTGACTCCTCGTTGCAACAGTTGATCGACAATATTGTCGAACTGTATTTGACAACGCTCTACAAGCTCAAATTCTTGGGGTAACTGATGGAAATGCTCAACCCGTGCATTGGCACGCAACTTGGTCCTAAGACGGTCGCCTACACCGGCACTGCTGGCTCCACAGGCACCTGGCCTGCTGGGCCTCAAGGCGTGGTGGTGACGGTCACCTCGGCGGCATATGTGCTGGTGGGCGAAGGCGTGACTGCCTCGGCGACCGATGGGACGTATGTGCCTGCAAACGTTGCCATTCCGTTCAAGATTCCGACTGGCACTGGCGCTCCTTGGCGTGTCAGTGCGATCCAAGTCGCTGCTGCCGGTGACCTCTACACGAAGCCGGTGAACAAGCAATGAGCTTCCTTGGCGCCCAGAACAGCATCGCCTTGGGCGTCCAGGGGTTGATCCATATTGACACCGGCGGGGGCGCCGGTGGCAGTGCGGACTACCTGCTAGCCAAATCCCTGCGTTTCCGGTCTTCTGCGAGTGCGTACCTGAACAGGACTGCGGGCACTCCCACCGCCCAAACCAAGTACACCATAAGCGTTTGGGTTAAGCGTGGAACGTTTGCAGCATATTCAATTTTTTCTGCTGGTAGCGGTTCCGCAGGGGATTACAGTTCGTTTCAGTTTAATACGGACACTAGTTTGGCTTTTTGGGTTAATAATGGCGGGGCAAATGGTGAGATTATAACCACACAACTGTTTCGTGACCCAGCAGCTTGGTATCACGTTATAGTAGCGGTGGATACAACTCAAGCAACTTCTTCCAACCGCATGAAGATGTATGTAAACGGTACGCAGGTTACAAGTTTTTCCACTGCTACTTATCCCTCATTAAATGGCGTTTCAGCTATCAATAGAAGCGGCGCGGTCCAAGCAATTGGCGCTTTGTACTCTGGCAGCTATAACCAATACCTTGACGGCGAACTAGCAGAGTTTAACTTTATTGATGGGCAGCAGCTAGCCCCCACAGCCTTCGGCGCATACAGCATCTACAACCAGTGGCTCCCCATCCGATACGCCGGGACATACGGGGCCAATGGGTTCTATTTGCCGTTCACGAACACCACCAGCACATCTACTCTGGTAGCAGACTCCAGCGGCAACGCCAACAACTGGACACCCAACAACATCAGCCTCACTGCCGGGTCAACATACGACTCACTGACTGATGTGCCGACATTGACCTCGGCTACGGTGGCGAACTATGCTGTGTTGAATCCGTTGGATGTAATAGCAGGAAATACATTCAGTCTAGTTGACGGGAATTTGTCCTTTAGCGCAACAACAACAGCATGGAATGCGCTCAGGGGTTCCATTGCCGTATCAAGCGGTAAGTGGTATGTAGAAGGAACTATAAAAGTTGCGGCAAGCACTGGCAATGACTTTGGTTTTGCGCTTACTTCTGTAACCACCACCGCTAATTGGGCGGTGGCGGGGGCTTATGTGATTGGCTATAACGGCACACCGTCAGCGTTTGTTTACAACAATGGTGTTTCTGGTGGAAATTTTCCTGCGACACCCGCAACTGGGGATGTTGTAGCTATAGCTCTTAACTTGGATACCGGAGAAATTTGGTATGCGTTGAATAACGTTTGGAAAAGTGGCAGTCCATCATTGGGAACGTCCCCCAGTGCCAGCGGTCTATCGGGAACTTTCATCCCCGTTGCTGACGTATACGGAGCATCTAGCGGCTGGAAACTCAACTTCGGCCAGCAACCCTTCACCTACACCGCCCCCACCGGTTTCCTCCCACTCAACACTTTCAACATCTAATCATGGCAACTACATTTGCAGTACCTGATGGACGAGTGGCGATGGCTGCTACGACGTATACGGGGAATGGGTCAACACAGACAATTAGTAATACAGTCAATACGGTGTCGTTTCAGCCTGATCTAGTGTGGGTTAAGAACCGTTCTAACGCTGTATCCCATGCGTTGGTTGATTCGGTTCGTGGCGCACCTAACCAATTAGCTTCTGATTTAACTTCAGCGCAAAACTCTGGTGGTAATGATTACACGCTATATGGCGGTGTCAGCGCATTAAGTGCTGCTGGGTTTACTGCCTCTTCGGGTACTGACCCGACGTATAAAGCAACTAACGGTAGTGGGCAAACCTACGTCGGTTGGCAATGGAAAGCCGGCGGTACAACGGTAACCAACGGCACAGGGACTATTTCATCTCAGGTGCGTGCAAACACCACTGCTGGGTTCTCTGTATCCACATTTACAACCCCTGCATCTGGCGCATTTACTTTTGGTCATGGGCTTGGTGTTGTTCCGTCAATGGTGATAGTTAAAAGACGCAGCAATGCATCTAGCTGGGGTGTTTGGCACACATCATTAAGTGGTGGAACATATTACGTTTTGTTAGATTCAACTGCCGCTCAAGCAAACGACTCTACTGTTTTTACAGCAACGCCAACGGTATCTGTTGTAAATATGGGGTCTGCATGGGCAACTACCGGCGCGCAGACAGCGGTCGCATACTGTTGGGCACCGGTAGCAGGTTACAGCGCAT